GCCGCCGATAGTGGGATACCACCCCTGGTAATTCATTAGCTGCTGTTGATCCTTAAAAGGAAGTGCGGGTTGGTTTAACTTGATAGGAGCATACGCCCCCAACTTGGCCTGATGCTGAACAGCCAACGGAAGTCCCATGAGTTGATCAAACCGGAGCGGTCCCCCACTATAAATAGCAGAGGGCGCGCCTACTGTGTTGTAATCCACAGTAAAGCTTGGAGGCAGCTGAGCTACCAACAAACCGCCTTGATCGTACAAACTAGGTGCATCATAGTAAAGTGTCACCCCATAATACGCCAACCGTGCTGATGAAACATTTTGACGCCACTGAGCGGACAGCGGAGCGACGGTCGGACCACCAGGAATCTGGTTGTTGACCATCTCTACCACCCGCACAGGTGCGCCACCTGCCTCGTACACGGAAGCCGTACCAAAGAGGATCGGACTTGGTATGAAAACGAAGTCTGCATCATAGGAACCACCAACATTGTTGATGACTGCCGTCGACTTGAAATGCAAAAGACCAGTAGGAACACACGTCCTATCAGGTATACCATCCACCCGCACCCCATCGTCCGATGGGTGCAACGCCCGAAGAGCCCAAGATCTTCCCTGAGGTGTGGCTCCGAATACCACCCCAGTAGATGTTAGAATTGACGATAACTTACCAGCACCCACTCCGCCGAATGATGCTGATGCGAGATTTCCATTAGTATCCATAATCCCCTCAGGGGCGCCGAAGCTTAAGACCACGCTTTAGATACGTGATCAACCCCCTAGGAACCATGGGCCAATGGCCTCCACACCAACAACAATCTTAAAAGTGAGCACCAGAGAGCGAGTTAGCGTGCATGGTACACCGGATTTACCCCGCGTCTGAAAACAGCGTGCATGGTACCGGAATTACAACCCGCGTCTTTTCTCGCCCACCTACCGATGCCTCGTCAGGCACCAGCACAGGATTCTGAGGGCCAAAGTTTCTCAGAGAAGGATGAGGCCACATGTGCCCACCCTGGATTCTGATACTCCAAAGGACATTGCAAGGCAGGGGAGAAACTCAACTTGTTTGAAGCAAATTGATTCTCCGCGGCGATTTGAACACCAAAGTCAAGCCCCCACGCACGGTGAAAACTCAACCTGGTACTCTCCTCAACCTCTCTGACCGCAGCAGATTTTGACATATCCACCCAGTGAGTATAAGTATACTCCTGAGCCGCATTGTCCCAAGCGAGTTTGCTAGGAGAGCCCGCGCTTCGGCGAAGCATTTCAGCATAAGATTGCAACACTGGTACACCCTCGTAGAGGATTCCCAGTGCCACGCCCAACGTGCCTACAATACTTCTATCCAAACGCGGACTGAGACCGAACCGCAAACCAGAGAGCATTGTTGACAACACCTTCCTGGGGGAAGGTATCATCACGTAGGATCCACCAACCAAGACAGGTCTTGATTGGCAGAACTGAACGTGCTCCAAGGTGTGCGCCTCATTCTCTAATTTCATCTCCATTCCATACTCCAAGAACAATGCAGGTAATCTGTCCCTAACCTCCTGCACATCTTCCTCTTCCAAGAAAAGAAGGCAATCATCTCCATCATCAAGAACGTCATATCTGACCTTGATCTCCCTCATCGTAGCAGCTAGCATCCCCACCATCAAAACACAGTTCCCAACCGCAGTATTCATGTCCCCACTCAATCTACGACCCCGAGCATCATAAACTACACCTCGGCTTGTTACCGTTGTGTTATCTAACTGATAGCTCAGAAGCCGCTGGAAATCTGGCGGACAATCTGTTACCTGCAAGTAGAATCCATGTTCCAACAGCAGTAGCTCTCTACTCACATGCTGATCGAAACGACTAGCATCCAGAGAAAGTACCACAGGCCTCTTAAACTTCCCGAATTTGGAGGCAATCAACTCCCCTCTTTGATGAGGATTGAGCCCCTTAGCAATTATTCTTCCCTTAGGTAGGCCCGCGCCCCAATTTTTACAAGTATAGAAAAAGTGCTCAAGAGGCTTAAGCCATGCCCCAAGCGCTACACAGTACTGGGGAGACCGGTACTGTATCATGCGTGGATCAGGGTTGACTTTAGCATCAGGATCAAATTTATCTACCTTGACGAAACCAGTAGCGCGGGCGTCCCTGCGGGAAACCCCCACCTGCGAAAACCTAGCCAATCCCCTCTCATAGCGTCGCCTCTTCATCCCACCATACGACTCAAGCATTTTGGAAGGTGCTTGCGAAGTAAATGTCGGAAAACGAGCTGCTATTGATCTCAATGCCTTCCCCAATCGGGTGAGTCCAAGGGCAGTAGGGGCTGGAACGTCCCCTATCACCCTATTTCTCGCCGCGCGGAGCTGGTTATGAAAACAATTGCAGTGAGCTTGAGGAGAGAAAGTTTCAATTCCCGCAACCTGTGGGATAAACAATCGTCCTATTTGTAATGCGTGTTGTGACCTCTCCGTGGAGTCTGTCTCCTTACGTACACTACACCCTACCCCCAACGGTTTTAAATCGTCAAGGCCAGCGCATACGCAAGGAACTCTCACCGAGAGGTATTTTGAAAAGGAAGCGACCTCCCAGGCAAGAGGGAGAGGAGGCCCCAGAACCAGTGACCACCGTAAGCCATACCCCACCTCCTAGGAGGTGCGGCTGACCGGGCGATATCGTTCGTAGCATGGAGGGAGCGGCTGCTTTCCATCCCCCCGACCGAGGCCGCCCATAGGGCAATCTCGTGGGAGAACATAAGCAGTGAACGCGCCCTCATGCTCTGGGACTTCACCTCACTCTTACCCAACCCAGACTCTCCTGCCCACGTCTGCACAAGATGGCCCCAACCCGCAACCGCCTGAGGCGATCTTGGGTCAAACCAGGTTGCACAAGCTAAATGGACAGCCAATCTTAAATCCACCCCCTCCTTGTGGGCACGGAGAAGAAAGTCACCGAGAGCATGATCATAAGATATGCTATCGGAGGCTCCCGAATTCAACCAGTGCCCGGCAAAGGTTACCGTCCCGACGACC